GATGATGTGGCAACAAGTTGTATGAGCTACTATGGGCTTTGTGAATAAAAAAGGAATGGTATGGCAAATATAAAAGACAATAAAAAAGGATTCAAGGTAATTCAAATAAGTCGGAAAGAACTTGTAGAGGAATTAGGGCAATATGGTGCAATGGGAATTTGTGACTACTGCAACGAAACTGCATCTACAGGCTATTACATAGCTGTGTTAAATCAATGGTTTTGCCCGAAATGCTATCAAGAATGGTATCATCGCGCTACTTATTATCCGGAAGATGCAAAGGTAGAAAACAGAAATTTTGAGTTTTACAAAAATATTTTTGGGTTATGACAAAAATAAAACTGAATTGGACATACGCCAAAGGCGAATTAGATACTGATACATTGAAAATGGTTTGCATCCCGGCAAGAGGAAAACGTGTGTTCGGTCCTGATGAATTGGACGCAGAACTTTGTATAAAGGACGGCATGAATTACCAAATAGCCGAAATCCACTTGGGCGATGTGGAAAGTTCAAACATCCTTTGCAAAGAGATAGCAAGGCGTTGGAATGAGTTCGAGGAATGGCACGAGTGTAAAGAGAATACGGAAGATGCGCCGGAACGAAATACCCCATGCTTGCTAAGGACTGAGTGCAAGGAAATAACCACAGGCATTGTAGAAGTTGGTTATCTTACATCTGTTTGGGGTGAATATGGATGGACTGAAGATTATCTTGACGACTTTGATGAATCCGAATTTGAAGTTACTATCACTCATTGGAAACCGATTAACAAACCGAAAGGAGTTGAAGAATGAAACGAGAAGATATTGAAAAGGCGGCAAAAGATTATTCCATAGGTAAAACATATTTTCGGAGAAACGTTCTCAAAGAAGTGGATGCGGACAATTATGTTCTACGCAAGGGTAATTGCAGTGAAGACTTCATAGCTGGTGCAGAATGGCAGGCAAAGCAATCCCCGTGGATAAGCGTTGAAGATAAACTGCCTTCTTTAAACCAAAAAGTAATAGTTTATAATGGGAAACAAGTATATATATCTCATAGGACAGAAAAAGACTACGCAAAAGATACTAATTCCTTCTTGTATGGATTGCAGACCTATAATGTTGTAGCTTGGATGCCCATCCCCTCTTTCGATGAAATACTCGAAGTCAACAGGGATGTACTAGAACGGATTAAAGAGAAAGGAGATTGAATATGTATATAGCAAGAGACAAAGATGGTGATTTGTATCTTTATAAAAAGCAACCCGTGAAGTATTCGGAAAGTTGGCAATTATGTAGTGACAATCCCCATGATTTCTACAAGATAGATTCTTCTTTATTTCCCGAAGTAAAATGGGAAGATGAAGAGCCGACAGAAGTTGAATTGGTAAAGAAGGAGAAATAACGATGAAATCAAAACAAGTATTATCAGTTGAACAAATGAAACATTTACAGGAGATTGGACTTGAATTAAGAAATACAAGTATGCTCTTGTGGTACAAACAAATGCTTGGTAAAATACCTATTTCAGATTGGGAATTATCGGTTTGGCGTGAAAGCCTATTTAGTGAAGATCATGTATACCCTGCTTACACCTTGCAGGACATTCTTGACAAGCTGCCGAAACGTATAGAAACAGAAGATTATGAGTTTGAATTATACATATATTACCATGAAAACGGCGTCAGCGTATTTTACGATGATGGTGATATTACTCAACTTGCATTCTTTAGTAAGCCTACACTTCTGGAATCAGCCTACGAGATGCTGTGTTGGTGCATTGAAAACGGATATGTTAAAGTTGGAAAGGAGGAATAACTATGGGATTTACAACACCGTGCTTTATACGCAAGAGCACCTATAAACTTAGAAAGAAATTAGAGGAGTTGGGATATAGATTGTTTGGGGCGGAACTTAACGAAGACTTATGTATTTTCACTGAACCCGAATACGGTCTATATAGTGTTGAGTTTTTCAGTAACATTCCACATCCTGACGAAACCGATAGTGTTGATTGCGGAACCAACGAAGAACTTTTCTTGGCTATTGCTGCATTGAGAGATGATACAAATGAAAATCAGTGGTTTATTTGCGATGTAAATCATTGGGATAGATCGGACAATGGAGAAGCAACAGTTTATGCTGAAATAGGAGAATGGATTTTTTGTAAATCCAATGACGATGATTGTGCACGAGATAATCATTATCACAAGGCTACCGTAGAAGAGCTAATCGAACACTTTAAAGAAAAGGAGGAATAACCATGCCAACAATACTAAAAGAAACTTATCCAACAGCCAAGAAAGAGCATATATGTGAGTTTTGTGGCTATAAGATACAGCCGGGACAAAAATATGTTCGCCAGACAAATGTATATGACGGAGTCGTGTATGACTTTATCACACATCAAGAATGTAAGGAAGTTGCCCATGAATTGAGAATGTACGATGATTGTGATGACAATGGATTATGCGGAGAACAGTTTAGGGAAGAATTGGACTCATACGTATACGCCAATCATTACGATGATGAAGCGGATGATATTTGTTCTGATTGGCAGTTATCTCACTATGAGATAGCGAAAAAGGTATTGAAAGAACTTAAAAATGAATAGTCATGACCGAAGAATTTGTAACATTAGAGACAGCAAAGATTCTGAAAGAGAAAGGGTTTAATGAGCCATATTCGCTTGCTATTAATGTTGAAGATAGCAGACAATATACGACCAGTAGAACAAATAGTGAGTTACCGATAAAAGTATGTACCCAACCGCCACAATCCATCGCCCAAAAATGGATACGTGAAACCAAGGACCTACATATTTCCATCATTAGAAACGCTTGCGGCTATGGCTATGATATATGCAAAGCTGATAATGGCACTCATATAACCGATGGAATATTTAAAGGTCCTAACGATGGCGGTCAGTGGGACACCACCTATGAAGAAGCATTGGAAGTTGGAATACAAGAAGCATTAAAACTTATATAATCATGAAGAAAATAATGTTCTCGGATAAATTTGGCTTAACCCAAGCCGTATTGGAATGTCGGAAGACTATGACGAGAAGAATAATCAAATGCCCTAGAACTTTTAAAGGAGAATGGGTCGCAGGATTCAATATACACAGAAGTCCTTCTGATAAAGAGATAGTTGGCTTTCCTTGTATGTACGATGCAGATGAAAGGGAGTTTGATATGGGCGAGATATTGCCGAAATATGAACTTGGAGAAGTTGTTGCCATTGCGCAAAGTTATATGGATGTTGACCGATTTCATAGAAAAGGGAAAAATGCAGCTTACTTAGAATACTTGGATTCTATATTGCCTGAACTGAAATTACATCCCGGTTGGACTAATAAAATGTTTGTGAAAGCCGACCTAATGCCCCGCCATATTGAATTTACAGATCGTAAGGTTGAACGCTTACAGGACATTAGCGATGAAGATTGCTTGAAAGAAGGGATATATGAAGATTCGGGTGATGATGAGTTTCCGCCATCTATATTTTATGAATTTGAGGGAAACAAAGACAATGGATTTGATACTCCACGTGAAGCCTTTGCCGCCCTCATAGATAAAGTCTCCGGTAAAGGCACTTGGGAAAGCAATCCCTATGTTTGGGCGTATGAATTTGAATTAATGAAATAATCATGAGCATTGCAGAAGATATTATAGACGGTTGGTGTTGCCAACTTTGTGGTGTGTACTTTGAAGAAAAACACGGTTACCCTGTTGTTTGCGAAAGCTGCTACAACGAACTATCAGAAGAAGAAAAGAAAGATTATCAATTAGCAACCCATAAAGAATTTTAATGTATTTATCATATGGATGCAAAAACATTCTTTACCAAGGTAGTCCTGATGCGCAAAGCACAGAAAGACTATTTCAAGTGTCGCACCCAACAAAACTTGCGGAAATGCAAGGCACTTGAAACGGAAATTGACGGAGAAATTGAACGTGTAAATAGTATTACCGGAATTTCTTCCGTTTCCAAAGAACCCCGACAGACAAATTTATTCACTGATTAAATCATACAATATGAACTCAACTGTATTAAAAGAAATCATGGCATTCCTTTTCGGACGCAAATATTATGCCAACATTGTAGCAACAAAAGGAACAACAAAGCAAGAAATCTGTTCTTACATTTTTGCAACAAAAGAAGCCGCCAACCGGCATCGACTGGAAATCGAAACAACTCTGTCATTCCGGTTTGTCGAAACAGTTTCTTTCCGTTCACGCCGGATATATTTCGATTCGTCTGTAAAAAGTTAAACCATAATAATCTGTGAATCATTCTATTTTCGTATTATGATTATCAAAAAACTAAAAACATGGTGGCAGTCACGTAACTACTATGTGATTGCCGATGGTAACGACAATTCAATCACGCTATCCAAACGCTTGTTTCTCCATATCAAAGGTAAGGCGAAAAAGGGCGATGCAGCCCAAGTGTTTGTTTTCAGAATTGCCGGACAAGATTCTTTCGGCTTCACCGTCAATCCAAATATCGGACAACCGACTCAACTATGCGATATTCAATATAATGACAAGTATAAGTGCATAGGCTTTGAAAGTCTGTGCCCGTCGGTCGGTCTTATGCTTTATGAGCATGGGTTACCCGGTGATAGTATAGTCAAACTGTCTGTGTCTATACATCATACAAGCAAAGGTCTCATCTATTATCAAATTGAAAAGCCCAATGGAAAGTATATTAGGAAATACAAGAAAGGCTGATATAGTATTCTATTCTTCGGGAAGAATAGACATTACATCTCATATAGCCAAGCAACTTCATCTCTCGCGAGGTGATGTCCTGGATATTATGAGTGAGAACGGAGAATTATATCTTTATGTCAGATACCGCTCACCAACCGGCGGTCGGCATGAAGCATGTGTGTTTCCATCCAATAGGCAAGGGAAACATTTCAGAGCCTCATCTAAAAGGCTGTGCTCCGCCATACTTGATGTGTCGGGTGTAACAGACAAGGCGAGATTATGCGTTGGAGAGCCTAAGGAAAGCCAATATCATGGCACATTGCTACCAATCATTACCAAACTCCTTTTGTAAGAAAGATATGATTAAAGAAATAAAATACAACGGGTATTCTGCCAACCCATCGGACTATGAGTGCGCCGATGGGGACTTGGCAACATCGATAGGTGTTATTCCCGAAAACGGTGCACTTAAACCCATATTGCCGCCATCCGAAGTATTACAATTCAAAGGTGGTGATTCGGTTATGTATATTCATAAATCGGCTAACTTCAAGCACTATATCATCTTTAACAACAATTCTATCAGTTGGTGGAATGGTTCTGACGCACATCAGCCTGTTTTTCTTCGTTCATTTAACGAGGTATATCAGGTAACAGCTATTGGCAATACGCTTCTCATCTTGTCAACTGACGGTATGCATTATTTTCTATGGAAAGGAAATAATGACGGATATTTATATCTTGGTACAAAAATACCTGAATGCCCACTTTCATTTGGGTTGCAGGGTGAAATGGTTCGGACAGATGAGTTTTCAATATCATTTGATGCTATTAGTGAAGGCAGCATTTGGAATGAATTCTCTGATAACAATAAAACGCGAATTACAGACCAAGTACTTGCCCATATCAATAAATTTATTGCTGAAAGGTCTACAAATAAGGGCAAATTCATTTTTCCTTTCTTTGTAAGATACGCCTATCGGCTATACGATGGAACATTGACAATGCACTCGGCTCCGATTCTGATGATTGCTTCATCAGACCTTGCACCGCAAGTTTTTTGGACACACCTGACGGGAAAGGGAAAGTATACAGATGCACAACTTCGAATATGTGGAATGATACACGACCTTGATTGTGCCGTTGTTCTTCAGTCTCGCCTTGATATGCTTAAAAATTGGAAAGATATAGTTCGATCTGTTGATGTGTTTGTTTCAAAACCTATTTATACTTATGACCAAAACGGAAAATGTACAAGATTTGCACAATCGGAAAACTATAATTCTTATTGTGTATGCAAACATATAAATCAAGCAGCTTCTACCTCCAAATTTCCAATTCGTTATCAACATCATACATTCAATAAACTATATGCCTTTACATTTGACCCCAACGGACTGACTTATCCAAGTGGACGTTTGATGATTCCTCGTAGAAGTATTGATGATGTAAAAGAGGATATTCGTTCAACATCGCAATTCTACCTGCTTGAAAGTCTCCGTATTGAACAACTTTCCACTACACGTACAAAACTGGTAATCGAAGAAGATTATCTACAGTCATTGGTAACACGAGAAGTTATGACAGATGATTATGACAGTCATGATAAATTGCTTCCACATTATTCGTTTGTTTATAATTCAAGACTTAACATCGCAAACATTCAAAAAGAATTATATAACTTGTATAACACAGGAGCGATGATTACATATACCAACGGATATGTTGCTAATTTTGATGGAATGTCCCCTACTTATTTTGATGGAACAATGCCTGTTTCTGTATACTTCTATATCAAGCAGGATGGTCGGGACATAGTGGTCAATGGAGAATCTTATCAAGCGTCAATATTGGATCCGCCATTGCTGTTTTTGTTCTACCCTAATATAAACGCATACAAAGCAGTTATTGTGACGCATTATGGATTACCACAATATTATGAAGTGCCACTTGAACAGCACAAATTCCTTAACGGAGCTTTTTATTTTGCCGGTTGGGAAAATCCTCCGACAGGACTTAGTGATTATCCTACAGCAAGTCCCCGTGAACAGCGAATAATTGATTTACCGAACAAAATATACACATCGGAAATCAATAATCCATTTCACTTTCCGGTTCTCGGTATCAATACAATAGGTACTGGCACTATTCTTGGTATATCTTCGGCTGTAAAAGCTTTATCAGAGGGACAGTTCGGTCAGTTTCCACTTTATGCTTTTACATCAGAAGGTGTATGGGCCTTAGAAGTATCAAATACGGGATCATACTCAGCACGGCAACCTGTAACACGGGAGGTTTGTATAAATACGAACAGTATCACACAAATTGATAATGCAGTGCTGTTTGCCACCAATAGAGGTATTATGCTGATAAGTGGTTCTACTGTGCAGTGCATATCAGAAAGTTTAAATGCGGAAGATTTGTTTTCTATTTCTGATTTGCCAAGATCGGATAAACTTCTATCAGTTTATAATGGAAAAGCAAGCGAAAATGAACGAACGGCTCTTGACGATATTGCTATGATTCCGTTTTTTGATTTTCTTGCCGCTTGCCGGATGATATATGATTATACCAATCAGCATATCATTGTGTATAACCCGGCTGTACGCTATGCTTATGTGTTTTCGTTGAAGTCAAAGCTTTGGGGAATGATGCTGTCAGACATAGTGAACAATGTCAATTCGTATCCGGAAGCATTAGCAATGGCTGACGGAAACAGACTTGTGGATTTTTCTACATCATCTGCTGAAAACATAACGGCATTAGTGGTTACCCGCCCTTTCAAAATGGATGAGCCAGATGTGTTCAAGACGATAGATACCATCATTCAACGTGGATATTTTAAGTCGGGACATGTAGTACAAGTACTGTACGGTTCGAATGATTTGTTTAATTGGCATACTGTATGGAGCAGTACAGACAAATATATGCGTGGTTTCAGAGGAACACCGTACAAAGCATTTAGAATTGCACTCATTTGTACACTTGACAAATCCGAAAGCCTGTTAGGATTTAGTGTCCAGTTCAATCCCCGTATGCTCAACAGACTACGATAAATGAAACATATAGGTCAGTTATTTTTAAGGTTATCAGATTGTTTATAAGGAGAAAGAGCCGGTATGCGTGATGCACCCCGGCTCTTGTCTATTCTTAAAACGGTTTTAGTTTTCGTCTTATCTTGCCTTTTCGTGAAACAAGGGAAGTCTGTATCTTGATTCGGATATTTCGGGCTTTATCTTCCCAGTTGGCTTGGCTGCCTGGATTTGTTATGCTCATCCAGTCGGCAAGGACCTTGCAGACCATATATTCGTGTATCAGATGTTTTAGCAATTTCACGGTAGACAATGAAAAATTCACAGGCAAAACAAGGGTTATGAGGTATTCTTCCGGCACGGTCATAACATTATCAAGGGGTTCCTGCTTATCGGAAATTTCTTCTTTCGTATAAGGAAACAACATTTCCACGCATTCAGAATGCACGAGGTTAAGTATTCTCGTAACTCTGTCCACATTACCGTCCTGACCGATGTCGAATACTTGATGTCTGGCGTGTTCATCTTCCGCTTGCATAATGTCGCCCTCTACAAAAGAATAATTCTCCGCATCGTAAAGCAGTTCTTCCCTTTTAAATACAAGTGTTACCGCTTTTGTTTTAGACTGGCTGTTTTGACAATATACCATAGGCTTGAACATCAATTAATCATAAGTCGGTCTTTCCGGACGGCTGCGTTTGTAGAGTGCACGCTTCACGTTTTCAAGACTCACCCCGGAGTGTTGTATATACGCATTGGCATCTTCCGGACTGGTTATGGCAAACCACTCTCCAAGTGCCATATCTACAAGATATGAATGTATGCCATTTCCCAGTGCGTCCGCCGAAGCGTTGTTATAGTTAGACGGAAGCAAAAACTCCAATGAAAGTTTACCGTTATTATCTATCTCTTCATCCATCAGGTTATCGCTTGTTGTATTATCCTCATTGAGATACTCTCCAAGCAGACTTTTTAAAGAGGAAAAGGCATTGGCCAACGAACGACGTATCTGATAGCTGTTTTCATCGTCATCACTTGCTTGCATATTGGATGCGACTTGATAGCTCTTGCCGGCCGCTTCTCGTGCCTGTCCCGTCAAATACGCTTTGTTCTGAATATCATAGACAAGTTCTTTGACCTGTTGTGTCACGGTTAATGTTTTCTTATTTTCTGCCATAATATTTTGAATTAATGATTATTCGTATGTCGGGCGCATGGGCTTTCTTTTGAAAAATGCCTTACGCATTATATCCTCCATATAGGTAGCAGCTTCCGTTGCATATCCGGCAGCTTCTTCCTTATTGGTAAACGTGTACCACTTTGCAGTGACATTCATCACGAAGAATGAAAACAAGCTACGCTGCATACTTTCTTTTAGAGCTTCATCGAATGAATTCGACAGCCCCAACGAAAGCCTGTATTCACTGTCAGCTTCCGTTTCGTCAAGAAGCATTTTCTTTAAACTGTTGCATATGGTATTCTTACTCTCGCACCAAAAACGTTCAAGCATGCTTTTATCCTCATCCGTCGTAAATATACGATCGTAGGCAAGCTCATCATCCATTTTCGCACCGGTGTACGATGTGGTCTTTGCTACCTCTTCATATACTTTTTCCTTATTGACCGTTAATATAATATCTATCATAATCAGAAATCAAACAAATTATACGATAAACCTACACTAAGACATGGAGAAAATTGCGGCGTTTCTCTCAGTGTTATTCCATATCCTACCTGTAGACTGATACTGAACTTTTTCTTCTTGGGTTTGGGATAATTACCTGTTACGGTCATTATATCACGCCCGGCAAAAAGTATCAGGCTGTCAAGTTGTGGATGAAAGCCACTTACATAAGCCCGATATGTGTCTGTTTCATACATCTTCTGCGTAATGGGGATTTCAACCTCAACACTGTCTTTGTCTTTATTTGGAGGTTTAGTCGTATCTGCTACGTCCGGAGTCTGTTTCGTACTATCCGGTTTTGCAGTAGGAAGAATCTGCGTGATGTATTTAATAACGGTACTATCCTTGGGTACAGGCTTGTAATAGGGTATGGTATCGAAAACAGTTATTCTTGTGGTATCATTTATAGGTAACTTTTTATTCGATATGCAAAAACGCACATTAAAAAACAGTGATGTGAAAAATAATACCACAAACAATATTGCTACAATATCTTTAAACCATTTTACCATACTTCTGAATATATCTGGTTATTGCCTCTACATGGGTTTTAACAATAGCTTGTTTGCCTTCTTCGGAACAAAGGTACAGGACATCATCCTTGTTATCCTGAAAAAAGTTTTCCGTAAGTACAGCCGGGCATTTTGTCTTACTCAAAATATAGAAGTTTTCTTCCCAGTCAGGATCGTCGTCAGAATTATCTTTGCGTATTCTTTGACTGATAAAGTTTTTTTCAGCTTCTTCATACAAGAAAGTTGCCAGTTTATCAGCCTTTGTCTTGCCTTTCGATGTATAAGCGCTCCATCCTCTTGCGTTCATCCATTCTGCACCGTTTCCGGCAGCATTGCAGTGGATAGAAACAAGAACTACATTGGCCGTTCCATATCGTCCGCAAACTTCGTTTACACGCCTTGCACGTTCTGATAGTGGAACATCTACTGTTTCCCGAACAATGCGTTCGGTATCATAACCTCTTGCGGAAAGTTCATGTGCTATTCTATCTGCAATTTCACGTGCATAAGCATATTCACGCAACGAACCGTCAGGACTACGTTTTCCGGGAGTGTTTTCACCATGCCCGTTATCAATCAATATCTTCATACTTATTTATTTGGTTAATATTCACTTGGTGGGACGCGGTCTGCACAACCATGTTTATTGCATTTCCGGAATTCCAGTGCTTGATTCTGAACGGCAAGCTCGCTGTTCTTTTCGCTTAGCTCGCGGATAGCGTCACGATACTTGGTTATCTCGGCGTAAAGGTGGTCAATTTTGGCGTCCAGTTCGACAACTCGCTTTTCCTTCTTCTCGTACAATTCTTTCCATTCAGCAGCATAAGCTGTGATGTTATCTGCTTCGGTTTTTTCAGCCTCGGCATCTGCCTTTTTCTTTTTGCTTCTAAGCAATAACAAGGGCAATATAACTAATGTGATGAGCGAACCGACAACTTGGATAATCGTGCTTAGTTGTTCCATATTAAAGTTCCTTCTATTAGTTGTCCTATCATTGCTCCGGCTACTGTAAGACCAAAGTCAATCCAATCCCATCTACCGCCATGCACCTTGTCTTTATATTCCAAAGCACCTGCTGTCAAAACTCCGGCATACATTGCGGTAAACCAACCAAATGCAAAAATGCCGATAATCAGTCCTCCTATGAGGTGTTTCCACCTGTTACTCATTCCGAGCCATTCAATCAACTTTTTCATCGTTATTACTTTTTAAATTAAATACCGTCCAATCCACTTCATCCTTTTCTTTCCACCCTTCCTGAACAGTCTTTATCACATAGGCGCACGCTGCTTGGGAGAACGCAATAAAATCATCTGCATTCTCGAAAGTATGATAGATGGGCGTACCATCTTCCTGTTCATTGATTTTTAGAATAAGCGGATAAGGAATCTTTTCACTACGTTCTATAGCGGAAAAGTTTAATTGGTTTTCGGGTGAAAGATATACTGCTTTCCCGTTCCAGACAAAGCCGTTTATAATCTTTTCCTCCGTAGCCGTGTTTATAGCGGACACAACAAGTTCCTTGACTTCGGAAAGTGTGGGTTTATGGTCGAATGTATGCCGGTACTCCCAGCCATTCTCACTATTCTCATCATCTTTCCCGAAGCCATAAAACAGTATCCACTTGGAGCGTCCTGTACGTACAAGACAATCCTGCCGCTTCTTTGTGCCGTAAATCTTTTCCATTGCATGAATTTTGATTTACGACAAAAGTAGCGGATACCGAGCGGATTAGTATGTTATCTTTTTCCCGTCAGGTAAAATTGTATTTTCGTTTGCCTCCGTCAAACATTTCACATTTGAGAACTGTTTCAAATGGAAAGCCGTCCTCAATATCGCTGATTTGGTCAAGAATACCTTTCATCTCAACCGATGCAGTAAAGAACTTTCCCCATTCTTGAGTCCTGGGATTGCGGAACGATACCAGATAACGGTCTTCCCCCTCTTTGGTGTCTATTCCTGTTTCAAAATCATGTATCTCAATTGGAATATTTACGATGTCGCTCAAACGCATAACCTTGCCGGGAAAGCGTTTTTTTCCATCTGCTGGAGTGTACGTAACACCCATTTCGGAAAATTTCTTCATGTTGTTCTTGGTAAGTATATAAAATAAATGTTTGCAATCTGCATGGCAGGCCATACCCTTGAATGAACCGATTATTTGCTGTCTCCGTTTCCGTGATTTAATCTTGGAAAGTTTTCGGGCTGCATTTACTTTTGTCCGTTTTCGTAGCAATGTATAGTCGCCGTAGTTGACAAAGCCAAGGGCATCCATACCGGAGGATATGGGAGCCACTTTTTCGCTTGGTTTTATTGTCAGCCCTATTTGAGCTGCTTCATAGTGTAGTTTGTCCCGCAATTTCCACAAATCACGTTTACTCTCACCGAGAATAAAGATGTCATCACAAAAACGGAAGTAATGTTTTGCACCATATTCATCAATCATCCGGTGATCAATATCATTATGGTAAAGGTTTCCAAAGAATTGTGAGGAACGCAGTCCTTTGCTTATGCCATGCTTCCCGTTGGGATATAGTGCTTTGACAAAATTTTCAAGAATAGGCAATAAGACAGGGTCTCCGACATATCGCCTGATTGTGGAGATTAATATATCATGGTCAATACTGTCATAATATCCTTTATAATCGCTTTGATAATAATAGTGTATATTGGGGTTCTCTGCCAATGTATCCTGCACCTGATGGAACAGACCATGCGGTCCGCGTCCTTGTATGGATGCAGCCGTTGTTTCTATCAATAGGGGTGAAAGATGCTTTTCCAACGGCTCCATAATCGCATTGCTTCCAATACGCTCTATGACTGACGGGGCTTGCACAATTCTTACTTTCGGTCCGTCATCCACAGTAAACGACTTGAGGTTCTTTATACGGAATGTGCCGTTACCTATCTGTTCTTTCAGCGCATCAAGTATCTTATGCTTGTTTTTTACATAACGGGCCATTCTTGGTGAACATTCAATGCCATCTATTACAGCTATCTCTCTTTGCCGATTTCCGCTTCGGGTATCTGCACTTCTCAGATTTGCCATGACACGCTTGAATGACCTTTCCAAATTCTCATCGGATATAATCTCCGGTATGAGATTATATAACGGATAACAGACCGCAGTTGCAGCTACGGCCGGTTGGAATAAATCGTATATATCGCTGACCGCCTTCCGGTCTCGTGGGGAGTGGTCCAACCTCTCCCCACATGTGGTTAAAGATATGTTCCGGCTTTCCATTAATAAATATATATTATCATGCTGTTGCCGAGGCTCGAATCCCTCGGAGAATGGCGGTGGTAATCTCGTACCTGTGCAGGGTCTCCGATTAATTTAACCAACAGAATTTCAGACGCGCCCCGTAGTTCGTGTTCGAGTTCGATGAAGCGTTGTTCGCGTTCGCATAAGCGAGACCGCTGTTCGCATTCGAGTTGTTGCCGGACCGCAAAACACAACGGCGCGAGGGATTGTCCGCCTTTTATTTTTTTAAAGAGTTATGCTTCCTAAACCGGAAATACTCAAAGACGCCTTCATACCCATGGCCTTAAACACTCGCGCAATGGTGGAAAGGGTCAGATTACGTCCGCTTTCTATCTTGGATACTTGTGAACGCTGTACACCGATTTTTTGTGCCAATTCCTCTTGGGTCATGTTTTGGGATTTACGGGCTTTTTTTATGGCTTCCCCAATCAAAAATGATTGCAATTCAGCTTCATACTTATCCCTGTGCGGTGTACCGACCTCACCTATATGTTTATCCTTAACTTCATCAAGGGTATAAAATTTAATTGCTTCCATATACTTATTTTTTTGAGTTGAAATATAATATTCTGACGGCTTCCGCCTTGTTTATCTCTTTGCGTGGGGTCTTTTGTGTTTTCTTCACAAATCCATGCGTGGCAATGACCAACGTTTCCGCGTCGGTGTCCCAAAAAGCCAACAGACGATATTGAATACCTTTATACAGGGTGCGAAACTCCCAAATGTCAGTATCATCTAATTTCTTGAATAAATCTTTGTCCATATAACCATTGGCTACCTTATCTACATTATAGATAATTTTATCCTTAACATCTTGGCGCAGAGTGTCAAGAAATGCATCGGCTTCACTCGACATTATTACTTTGAATCTCGTTTTCAATTCCATATCTTATATCATTCACAATGCAAATATAGTGAAAATGTTCTATATATGGAACGTTTTACAGACAAAAATACAACCACATAAAAATTAGTTTCAAAAATCGACTCGCTTACGCGAGAAAAAGAAAGAGGGAGCAGCCTACGGCTCTCCCTCCAACGCTTTTTTCGAAATCGCGAGGTCCGCTCTATTCAATTATAACGAATTTTCCGCGGAAGGCCAGACGCGAGCCGCCGTACGTGCCCGAGACCGATGAAGCGTTGCTCGCGTTCGCATAAGCGAGACCGCTGTTCGCATTCGAGCTGTAGCCGGACCGCAAAACACAACGGCCTCGGCTTCCACTTATCCAAAATCCTGCTGCATAATGTGTTACATACATACTTGTATCTCCCTTGTGTACTCTGCTGGGCAATACATCGCACTTGGCACCATGTACTATGCGCACGACACAATTTCCATTGGAAGCGTCAACTGTTTTAACAGTCCGTTCGGTTTTGTTTACGGGGTCATAAATATGCGCTGTATAATCTATTGGATATGAACTGTCGTTCTCCGTGCATTTTGCCTTGTAGAACGCTTCATAGCTCGGCACATTAAAAGCGATATAGTCCATCCATTCTGAATCACAACCCACATAATGCTTCAATCCAAGTATGGAGTTGAGCGTATTGCCGGTATTATTGCTGTCAGCCATGCCAATGGAATCCAGTTTATTCAGAATGCTGTCATGTCCGCCATTGCCCACAACCGACTGTTCGTTGGTTGTTCCGCTCAAAGCCCACCATAGATTGCTAATCTCTTTATGCTGTTCGTAATCCTGCAACTGATAGCCAACTCCACGTAAGCGGCAGATGTTTTGGAAATCCTTTGCCGTGTAATTCAAACCGCCGATAGGCATCTCAATAGGATTACCCTCACTGTCGTATTTCCATTCGTTAGATGTAACGGACGTCCCGTTGCCTTTCTTCGAACGTATATCACCGGAAAGGCTGCGTGGCATCTTCAAACCGTCAACGGTAATAGGATATACACCGACCAGACTGTCGTTGTCGCCAACCGTGTGTTCGGTCCATTCAGGTTCTATGGCTTCAATACTGCTGCTGTCTACAACAAGGCACTCTATGTCGCCAATGTCACGGAAAGAAGTGAAATAAAACCATTTTGCACCGTTAGGTATGTCACAGAACACATAATCACCGATGTTGAAGTCAAAATAGGTATGGCTTACAGACATGATGAACGTACTGAGCACACGGTTGTTTTCGTCAGTGAACACGCCTCCAAGCCGGGCATGGTTCAGACCGGGCCATCTTACCTGCTTCATTCCTCTCACATCCATCTTGTAGCTGTTCGTATTGGATGCGGTGGTTATGACATCCTCGCCTATGACTTCACCGACAACAGCATCAATCGCATACACTCCGGTATTTTCCATATATAGCAATTCCGACAACAGGGATTTTCTGCTATGCAATGCAGTTGAGAGCGGTTCGGTCTCTGTTATAGAAGGGAAAAAATACTTTACTTGGTTCTTGTAGTCGTTCACTCCCTTGTACCAATGGTGCGGAGCATGCCAGAATATATCAAAGCCCTCTCCGGCGGCGTCCGTTATGTCAAAGCTGCTGCCGTTTTTCAGGTAGTTGAAATCCGTATCGCTTAACTGCACGCCTTCCATCTGGTTTTTCTTCGTGTTGAATGAGCATTTATAGGCATGGCATCCTTTCTTGATGGCAAGGGTATGCCCGCTTGGAATATATGTGTTGCCATAATCCGCCCCCGTCTTATTTTCGGGATTGCTATACTTCTCACACGAATCATTGTCTACCGTATCGCTGATTTTCACAATAGAGAACTGCGAATTATGAAGTTCAAGTTGGGGAAAATACCGGACAAGCTCTTCGATTTCGTTCTGCTCTATCAGTTCGACCAATATCCATCGTCCGGTTATTCCGCTACACTGTCCTTTTTCATCGTACGCATTACCATTCGCATCCAATCCTATAGCCCCACCGTTTTTTATGGAACGAAGCATTTCAACACTCGCCGTAGCATTTACGTTGGGAATACGGACGGTTTTCAATTCACTTGCATTGACCACCTGTTCCAACAGAGTCATCGTATCAATATACGGACATTCATTCACGAATATTTTTGTAACCTTACTGACACCACCAAGAGAAAGCCCGCCGGGATAAGTCAGATTAGGCAGATTGTTCAATACAAGTTCAGTGATAGTACCGGGAAGGGCAAGCGTACTTATCGGAGAAGTTTCAGCAAACGTTATTGCAGACAAAGAAGTATTATCGGCATGCACACTCTCCATTCGTGGACACTTTGAGCAATTGACGGTTATAATTTCCGTGTTTCGAATATCCAATGTAGTGAGAAACGGCATGTCTCCTAAATCCAAATTGGTAAGAAATCCGGTGTTTCCGGGCGACATTTTCCATTCCTTATGATTTTCACTACCGAGATACAGTTCCTGTAGCAACGACATTTTTGAAAGGGTATTCCCGAATTGAGGGTCAATACTTACTTCACTTAAATCTATCATGCTCATGCGGTCTGCCTGATATATGTACAGCATGATGTTTTCCCCATGCTGGAAATCTGTGAATGTACCGCTTTCCCCTGCCTTCAGAAAGATTCCCTGTGTAATGTTTCCACTATCGTTACCGATACCGAAATACCCACTCTTGGCCGCTTTAAATCTGATGACTGCACCTTCTTTTGCACCGATACGTCCACCAATATAACCGCTTTCCGCCTTGAAATCCCCACAGCGGTAGTATCCGTCACGGATGCGCCAGCGTTGTTCTATAAAAGCGGGAAGAGATGTCAGCCCCAGCCCTTGCAATGCATAGAAATAGAGGTCGTTATATCCTGTATATTTGATATACTTCCGTTCTCCGTCATAACTTGAAACAACTTTAGGCCATTTTTTCATTATCTGTTTTACAAAATAATAGTCAGCCCCCTTGGGAGAAAACGGTCCGGCACCGATTCCAAGTGTATCGGGAAGCGAACGCATCGTATCTGCTATTGCAGGCAATGTAATTGTATTGGCATTTTGGTCTACATCCATAGTCTGCTGACCACGTATATCATTCCAAAGCACGCTTCCTCTTCCGGCGTATGCACTGTTTGTCAGGTCACCGGGGTCAACTTCCGGGTCAATGGTTTGCCCGCCGTCATTATCCTTACCGTTACAGGTATCACAGTCATAAACTTTATTAAGATACATTCTTCGTGCTTCCATACCGTTTGCTCCGCTATAAACACCGTCCTTGACGCTGCAGCCGTCTTCAAGGAAGAACATCGGTTGCATGTTTTTCGCCTGTTGGTCGACAGCGGCAAGATAATCGGTGAAAAGATAATAGGAAACCAATGAGTACGGATTGATGTATTTCCACATCTCTGTCTTCCAAATTTCCTGCCATTTCCCTGCGAGTTCTTCCTTGGCATAATCGCAACTATCACAGAATTTCAGGACTTGATAAAGGTCATAAGGGACTTTCCGTCCCATAGCCAAGTCTATCTGTAGCTGGTCATCGTCTATCATGCATTCAAAGTACCTTGTCCACATCGGATAAGTATCCTGTCCGAGTTTGAGTTTCGTTACCCACGAGGACTCTGCGGTAGTAGGTTCCATCATATCTTCAACGCTGCCAACCCCTTGCCACCAGTTCATTCCATCATATGTGAGCAATTCGTAACCGCTTACCGGATTAAGGACCTTGCCTGTAATCTTCCACTTGCCGTTTTCCTGCTTCATCTCTCCGGCTTGTCGCGTCCACTCTCCCCGTTCGTATGACATAAACCGGTAGTCCTGTCCGCAATATAGGGAAAGAAGATAAAGCTTTTCTTTATCGGTGGTAATATCATTCTTAAAACGTGTTTCTATCTGGTCGAGGCTTTCGCCATTTTGTCCGAAATATTCCACAAAATCTCCATAGTTCACGCAGCCTTTATTGTAACCGGGAGTATCTTTAAACCCAAGCGCAACCTGTTCTCCCTTATCCTCTTTCCAGTTTCCTTTTGCATGAAACCATGCGTCTGTCAAGCTTTCCTGTGTAGCACGGAATGCGGCAATGGGATGATTGGCTGTCGAGTGATTCATTTCCAATCCCTTTAATGATATGTCACTCTTTGCCCAAGTTCCATCGAATGAACGCTGAGCGGGAGTCAGGTAATTACTTCCGAGTGCACGAAATGTGGCATTCATCAAACCGCACACACCGCAGTCGTTGGCATTGGAGCTGTCGGAATAATCCACTTTCACCGTTATTATTTTTACCGGAATAGAATCTTCGCCTACACGGACATAACCTATTTTCATCAGTTTATATGATATTTGAGCATCTTCACTGTCATAATCCGGATAAATAGGAGTTACCTCCCAACCATCATTCTTTTGAAGATAGAAACGGTCGTTCTTGATAGGCCGTTTTGCCGAAGTGGTTCCCTGCCTGCGCCATTGCACATTGATAGCCTTAAAACTTCTCCACGGCATAGTCGGATGATAATAGAACAACGTACATTTGAACTTCTTGCTTGTATCAATATCACCGTCAAACGTGTCAAAGGTTTGCTGGTCTGACACGACCACATAATAAGGTATGCCTTTTGCGGAAAGGGCTTCTATTGTCGGACGATTCTGTGTATCAAGCACATTCTCCGCTTCATACTCCTGTATCATTGCTGAAGTATCAGTCAACTTGCACAAATAGTTTCTAAAAGCTTGCGCCCATTCATAATGACTGTTGTAGGCAAGTACATAATACAAATACAGGTCTCCTTCCGTTCCGTCAAATGTTATGGTTTTTGAATTAAGGATAGCACCGCTATTACTGATATATCCTATACAGCCGACCTCTTCACCATTCAAATACAGTTTGATACAGGAATAATTGCTTCCCCCACGTGATACATAAATGGTAGATGGTTCTACAACTACGGCCATGGTAATTTTTTCACCTTGTCGGAATGAGCGTTCCACCAAAGCCGGTTGTCCGGTCTTGCAGTATATCGCAGCTTTATTTCCACAGACATAGAAACCGGCTCCGCTATCAGGGTCATAGCATTCTATCAGCTTTGAATCAGCTTCCTTGATATTTTTGGTGGCAAAGGCAAATTGGATGGCACATCCGCTCGTAGTTTCCACTGATGCGTTTCCAAAAGGATGGTAATCCAATATTTCAGCTGTTACATTTTCTGCAATACGCAAAGAACGCTCCTTAAGAAAGTCTACAAATCCGTTGCTTGACCAGTTTGCACCTCGTACATCCATTGTCACTCCGTTATGTGTGATAGTATGATCGCTCTCACTGTTGCTACGTGTAGAAAAATCATATCCGAACAAAGCACCGTCCTTGATCGCTATATCAATGGCACTCCCTTTTATCGTAACCTTGATTTCATTGGTGGATACACCGCCACTTTCGGCATGTACGGTAATACTTTGGCTTCCGTCCGTACTATATCCGCTTATCTGCTTGTTCACTGTAACCGTTTCGGCAATCATAGCTTCCACAGCTGTAACTTTCTCCTCGCTGTAGAAAACATCTACATGCGTTTCAGTCTTGCCGGGAGTATACGCAGCCACCTCTACGGTAAGGTTGTCATATAAACGTAACGTGCCGTTGTTCTTGTCATTGAACCTGATGGCGACGATGGGAGTATTACTGTTTTCGTCCACACACATGATAGCGGAATAGATGGTGTTTCCCTTTACTCCGGATTTCTTCTCCGTACCGTATATTCGTACAGGATATGCGCCATGCGAAAGTCTTTCTCCGCCACCGAATACATTTGTTGGATTGACAGAGATGCCTTTGGTATAACTGTCGCTTACCGTTGCTTCACCAAGTTTCTTCCATTCTCCATTATAGAACATCTCCACTACTGCAAGAATGGATGAAGTGTTATTAGGGAATTTATAGAATTGTCCGATATTTTTTGCCGGACCACCTGCAACAAGGATAGTATCACTTGTGTAATTCAAAGCCATGGGTTGTTCTACGGTAATATCCACAGCCATAATGGTAATGGCTTTTTTCTTGGTATTTCCATCCGAATCTGTAGCTTGCACAAAGAAGCTTTTGCTGGCGGCACTGCTGAAATAACTTGTGAAGTCAAGTTCAAACTTGTAATCGGTCGCACTTGCAGAGCCTACAGTGTTCATATCCTCACTGGATAATGTCAGTCCGGTGCCTGCATCAATAATAGTGATGTTACGAATGACACCAAGCACCTCGTTACCATCAGGATAGCTGACACTACGCAAAGCTACATTGATTTTTATCTCTGAGCCGAATGCCATAATAGGAGCGGCTTCCTCGAAATAGATAGACAATGTACTATCCTCACTGGAGCCGCCACCACCTCCATTTTTGGGTATTTTAAGCACAATATCCTCTATCTGTCCGCCATTCAGATTGGTGGCTTTGTAGTAAATGTAGTCTTCATCACTTTCTTCATCAAATCCGCCGATAGCTTTCTCCTGCATTATGTATGCCCCGCCTGTGGAAAGGGCATCTTTTCCTCCCTCTGCCGGTTTGTCGGATGTTTCCACCTTGCTTCCGCCACTGCCGAATGCTACCCACGGTTTCAGATCATCAGGGCTGATGTCACTCTTATCGCGTGTGAACTGATAGGCAAGCCATACAGGTGCGCCATTTTTATCACTTTCCGCAGTCTTGAATGTAAGGACGATACCGCTTTTCAAATAAGAGAACCCGCTTTCTTTCTCAAGGTCAACAACAGCTTTTATGGCTGTTCCCAAAGTATATTCTCCATCTCCGCAAAGGTCGTTCACGTTGATGGTGTTGCCTACGTTTCCACCACCGGAAGTCCCGAAATCCGTCCAGTTGTTTTCTTTACTCCAATCAGAGGTATTTGTCCATTGTTTTGAAACCCATCCGGCTTCTGTAAGGAATATCAAGACAACACCCGGAATCTGCAAAGCAGAAGCATATTCAGAAGTCGCACACCTGTCAAGTGCTACGGAAAATGTTATCTCCCTATCTGAAAGGTCAAACAGATGATTGACATTCACAACGCTACGCGATACGACTTGTTTATTGAGTGAAAGTATTGCCTTCTTGTTTTCTTCGACCTGCTTCATATCTTCCTGTAACTTCGCACCTTCATCACCGGGGAATGCAGTAGAGCTTGTATGTCCGAGAGCAAGGTCGGAGCCAATTGAAGTCAGTTGCTTACCGCTCCAACGATAACTTTTTCCATCTTCTTCACATAGAAAGACTTTGCCGGAAGAGGGTATTCGCCCGTTTGTACTTGCCGTACCGAAAACATCTGCATCCAACCAGTTGTTATAATAAGTAGCAGTCTCGGATTCTCCGATTGTCGGAACGTATGCAAGCACAAAGCAACCATGTTCCTTATCATATACAACTTTACAACCCTCATCGTTGGAATTTTTGTCTATGGATTCATTTTTTACAGTAATGCCTACGGAAATGCCATAAAAATCTACCACGTCATCAATGTATCCGGGCAAATGTCGGCTCGGTACTTTCCCTTGTTCGTCAAGAGGGGCGATTCCTCCGTTTTCACCTTTTGATTCTTTGAAAGAGTTCAGTTGGCTTCCAACTTCATTCGCCTTGTTGTTTGCCTTGTTTGCAGTATCCTTGGTCGTGTTTACTTGGTCTTGCAACGAGTTGACACTATCACCAAGCGTGGTGAGGTTGGTGTCTTGCGCTTTGTTGCGGGCTTCTATATCCGTAATGTCGTCCTGCAATTTGGTAATATCCTCTTGCAGTTTTTCTACGGCTTCGTTATACTGACCGCTGTCTATGGTCGGGTTGCCTCCACTCTGTCCGGTCGGAACCCATTCTCCGCCATCGCCCACATATATGGGAGCTGGTAAGGAAACACCCACAAGTGCCCACCATCCGTCATGTGGTAAAGGATAAGCCGCTTTCAGTTTTTCGATGGTCGTGAACAGTCCTTTGCTCACTCCCTTGATATTTTTTGCCTCAAGCCAGCCGTCCACCATTACGTTTCCTTTCAAGTGGGTCTTTCCCTGAACGGTCGCGTCACCACCTATCGCTGTATTGCGACCAACGGAGACATCACCGTCTATATGCTTTGATTCGTAACTCATATTAATACAGATTTAGCCAATTCGTTCAATGCGGCACTTTTTTCCGTATCGCCGAATGTCGTTAATACTAATGCAGCTATGGTATATATCACAGCATCATAACATTTCTCACAGATTTCTACCGCGCCATATTTGTCTATTTTCGGGTAAGGCAGATATACAGCACGGCTCACTTTCGCTTCTGTCGTTTTGCATGAATAAAATTCCATCACTCTTCCTTCCGGTCGTATGGATATGGCGCATACAGGCCGTTGACACGTTCCTCTTATGCCTTTAAATCGGGAAGACTGTTTTTCATATTCAGGGTCATCGGTGTTTATGGGATTAAATACCGCACGCTCCCAATCGTTCATTTGGAAAACGACAAAACGCATGAAATCTTCCGGCAGTAATATCCATCCGCTTTCATGCTCTTTCCAATATATGGCATCACCGAAGTTGTGTCCGCCGTCAAGCAAATAGGACGGTGCAGAGCTGTGCACACGCTTTACTGCTTCCAAAATCTTTGATGCAATGATGTCGTCAAGTGCAAGAGTGTCCACATCGCCTATAATCTTCAACGTATCGCTGTTCATGTTTTGGTCCAGGGCGGTGCGTACATCCTCCTGTATTTTGTTCTTCTGATATACAGCCATAAGCCCTTATCTTTATTCCAGACCTTCAAACTCAATTCCGTTTGCTGCTGCCTGCTCCATGATTGCCTTGGTCGAGCGCATGGAAGTGCGGCTGATACCGAAAGTGTCTGCAAGGTAATCTTTTGCACTTGCAATGTCGCTTACTTTGACTTTGCGAGATGTCGTATTGTTATCCCCTGCGTCTTCTTGCGGCATTTCGTCCTGTCTGCCGGTTTCGTTGGCAGGCGTGTCTTCACCATTGTGCGTACTTTCGGAATGAAGTTTTTCAGATGAACCGTTTTTAGACGCTTTTCCGGCTGTTTCTACTGTCTCGGATTGCCCGTGCACAGAATGAAGTTTGAACAGTTTGCCAAACTTGTAATGGTTCTCAACAGACTTCTGTATGTCCTCGTTGTCGGTAGTGAATACACTGCTTCCGTTTGACAATGGAACGAATGCGATATGCAGGTTCTTCTTGCTCGGAAGTACCACATTAATACTGATATTGGTATTCGCCTTGTAGGTTTTCGTAATCATATTCTTAAAAGTAAAAAGGGGACGGGACACCTTATCCCATCCCCGGTAATTAATAATTCTTTATGAACTCTTTATTATGCCGCATTTAAATCTTGGGCGGGTGCTTTAGCCAGTCTCATACGTGCATGTGCCTTTGCATAGCGCAGATACAGGCAGCTCACCTCTTGGATAACTACCGCATCGGTACGGCGGATACCGGCCTTTTGCAAGTCGAGTACGTTACGTGCCCAAGACACATGTGTTTTTTTGGAAAGATATTCCGGATCCATTGCAAAGCCGCAATCACTCATTCCGTTTACATCGAACAGTTCATGATGTATGGTCAATACTTCTCCGAAATCAGTATCCCAAGATTTGAATTTCAAGTTCCATACCTCCACGGTATCTTTCAAGCGGAATTTTTCGCTCTTTATCTTGGAGAATGCAGAGAGCATATCACTTCCACAAAATAAAATCTTACGCTTGTTACCGATGCCGGTACCAACAAAAAGGTCTTTGGTAATATCCACAAGGTTTTCATCGGTAATTATGGCGCATTTCTTGTCAGTATCCCATTCGCCCACCTCGATGTCCTTTCCGGCCATCCACCAGATACCACCTGTAAACCAAGTGTTCATGCCGTCCTTTGCAATGTGCTTGATAACCTGCTTCACACCGAACAGATAAGTATTTTCCATTGCGAGGCGCATATCATATACACCGTCTTCTTCAATGTCTGAGAAATTCCAGTTCACTTCTTTGGCGGCAATCTTGTCAAAAGTTGATTGCTCTACCTGAATCATGAAGTTCTGACAATACTGGGTTTCAGGCATAGGGATATTATTGAATCGTCCTGTCTGAACATCCAATTCCCCACATGCTTTTCCCATGCGTACAAGCGTTGTTCCTTGTGGAATTTCCGGAACAAGAATCGGCTGTTTGCTTGAATCATCCATTTTGCCATTTACGGCATACACTGTAGGAAGATTTGTTGAGCTGTCCTTTCCGCACACACAAAGCACGAGGTCCGGAACGTTGCTGTCATCTTCCGTATATTTCGTTCCGTCCGGTTTGGTGATGGCACTGACACCGACTACCCTAATGGTATCATCCAACGTGAACATATTCAAATCATCTACCGGCAACGACACGCTCGCACCGCTGAGCATAGCTTCCAGCTTTTTGTTGGTACTGCATTTGATTTCACGTGTACCCACGCTGTAATACTTCACTTCAAATGAATTGGTGGAGCTTGATTTTGCATAACGGCTGATTTGGTCAATTGGAGTAGCCATCGGACGGATTTTCACGATGCGTTTGTCCACATCACTCAAATAGAAATTTGGGTCACCGGTTTCACGCCCTCCTGTTTCAGTGGAAATACCGTCTGTTCCACCCGTACCGTCCGCACCGGCTGTTGTTTTACCCGCATCAGGCAGGTTCGATGCTTCTGCCATCATGACACCGCTTGATGCACCCGTCACAAACGCCAATATCATCAGCGTAATGCGACAAAAGAAACTCATTGTTTTCTTCATTGCTCGAAATTTTAAAAGTTAAAAATGTAATTGGTTTATATTTATCTGTTTATCGCCTTGCGTTTTTCACCGCCACGCTCCCAAATGTTCTGTGTACCATCATAACGCCCGATTGCACCGAGGTCAGGCATCTGTCGTGAACCGCCACTGCCACCACCGTTTTTACCGGCAAGGTCGGCTGTACCGTCATTTTTGCCTGCTTTGCGTAGTTTTTCTTCAATCTTGCTGTTGCGCCCCTTTACTTCACCCTCGTGTCCGGCAGCTTCCACATCGCTGTCGTGCCTGATTGCTTTTATGGCCATTTCTATACTTTCACGTGTAAACTTACCCATGATTCCGTCACGTACAATGCCTACAAGGAAATCCATTGCGCTGTCGATGTCCTCATCCGGCAATCCTTCTTCCTGTTGCATGGTTTCAAGGGTGGTCAGGGTTTCGTCGAGGTTCTTCTGATACTCTCCCTCGTACTCTTTCTCTTGGGCGATTCGTTCCGCAAATTCCTTGTTGGCGGTTGCAAGTGCCTCCTGCTTTTCGGGGTCTTCAAGTGCGGCCTTGAAATCATCCCCGAATTTGCGCACCATACCGATGATAGGGTCTTCGCCTTTTCTCCAGTCAGTAAGGAAAGCGGCACTTTGCGGGTTGCTTGCAAACAGGTCGGACAGCGCTTTTTCACGTTCCTTGTAACCGGACAATTCCTTGTCGTAACCATCGTAATCGTCATTGATTTGACCGAATAACGCTTCATCATCGGCAAATTCTCTGTCCGGATACTTTGCTTTCAATCGCTCTGTGTATCGCTCGCGATTGCTCTTAACTTCCGTATTATTAGGCATAATTCAAAAATTTAATTTATAGTCAGATTCTACAAGACAAAAATAGGCAGGGAAAGCAGAATGTCATGTTTATCTTTTTACGCTCCTATTGGTAACTTTGGTACTATAACGGGAAGAAAAATGAAGCATAAAGGAGCAGTTATGGAATACTCTATGGAGCGTATGAACGACTTGATGAGAGCATACGATGAATACATTTCATCGTGTGATTATATCCGTATGCCTGAAGTGTATAAAGTAATTGTAAACATGCCGTCCCGGAGGTTTTGGGTCAGCGATATTCGTGCAGCATTGGTCGTTTCCGTCATGATGAGGGGTGAGAACGATTTAAGCGGTATGCGGCCGTTGAAGAAAGAAATGTATGAGGAAATTCATACAAGGGTTGTCGCTCTCAAATCAGAATACCCGGAACTTACCATTTCTGAGCTGTGTGCTAAAGTGATTGCTCAACCCGCACCGAAATTCTACCTCACGCCGGGTAGTGCCAAGATGATGATATGCAAGGCTAAAAAACGATGGATGCAAGAAAAGTTGAGAAGATTACGGCTCTCCTGATTTCTGCCATGATTGTGTGTTTGTCATTTTCAAGAGAATGGGATTGGCAAACTGTCGGCATTTACGCTGGAAGTAATATGCCAGAACGCTTGCTGTATCCGTTTTTCCATACGAATATGTTTCATGCCTTGCTCAATTCATGGTGTTTATTATCGATTATTTTCATTTACGATATTGGGATAGGAAGATTGCTGTCAGCCTATATGATTGCTGTTACAGTTCCAGTTGATACCCTTGGATATTTCACGACAATGGATTCGCCAACGGTAGGATTGTCCGGATTGGTTTTCGCCCTGTTTGGTTCAATATCGTTTGAGGTATTACGTAAACGGTATTATCAGTTATGGATGCTGTTTTACCTTGTGGCAGGCTTCCTGTTTCCGGGCATAAATGCCGTATTGCATCTTTGGTGTTATGTATTGGGACTCATCATGGCTCTGCTAAACAAGCCTGTTAAAATCATGCACCATGAAAGATAAGGCCATCAAGGACATATTGACAGAGAATGAACGCCGCAATGCGATTGTATATGCAAAGTTCAATCCAATTACCGGAGAAGGTTCTGTCGGTAAACGTGTAAAGTGTACCATCAGTGACTTTCCTATACATACCCAGTGGTTACCGGAACGTATCATGAAAGTGCCGCTTGTACGCCAACTCATCGAAGCCGGTTCTATTTCCAAATTTCTCACGGACTACATGGGCGTGGAAGACAATCAGGATGATCGCTTGAAGGTCATAGAGCAGTTTGTACGAATACGCAGCCGCGAGGATTTTCCGTTTTGGGCGGCAACATTTGTCTATATCAAGGCCAAAGGCGGCGGTGAGGATGTCCTGTTTCGTCTGACAAGACCTCAACGGCGTTTTGTGGATCGGCTTGAGAAATTGCGTATTGCAGGGAAACCGATACGCATCATCCTGCTTAAAGCACGGCAATGGGGTGGTTCCACCACTTCACAGCTTTATATGGCATGGTTGCAGTTGCTTCACAAAACCGGCTTAAACTCACTTATCATTGCACATCAGGGCGCAGGCTCCGATGAAATCAAGGATATGTTCGACCGGATGATTAAAAGTTATCCTGTCGAAATGCTCTATAAAATTGATGAAGCCTACAATGAGAACGAGCCGAAGATTGTAGGAGTGGGAAAATCGGGAAGTATATCGCGTATTCCGCAGCGTAACTGCAAAATCAAGATTGGTACGGCTGAACGCCCGGATTCGTGTCGTGGCGGTGATTACAATCTTGTACATCTCTCCGAAGTGGGAATATGGAAGGCTACGGAGGGAAAGAAACCGGAAGACATTGTGCGCTCCGCCTGTTCGGGTATTCTCCTCAAGCCCTACACCATGATTGTTTATGAAAGCACAGCAAATGGCACCGGGAACTTCTTTCATCGCGAATATACTGCCGCAAAAGAAGGGAAATCCCAGTTCGAGGCAATGTTCGTTTCATGGTTCGACATCGAGCAATATACACTCGCTTTTGATTCGGACAAAGAAAAATGGGATTTTGCAGAATGGCTTTATCAGAATCGGGACAATGAAAATACAGATTCCGAACGTGAGGAATGCGGTAAGTATCTTTGGTCGCTGTGGGAAAAAGGTGCTACGCTCGAAGCTATCCATTGGTACATAGCCGAACGCAGGAAGTACAATGACCATGGGCAGATGGCTGCCGAATTTCCGTCTGATGATGTGGAAGCCTTCGTACATTCGGGAGCACGTGTGTTCGACAAATACAAGGTCGATGCAATGCGTAAGACCTGCAAGAAACCTAAATATGTCGGTGAAGTCTGTGCCGATGCGGATGAGGGCAAGAACGCTTTGCAGAACTTGCGTTTTGTGAAAGACAAACAGGGATTGTTGCATATTTGGGAGTTGCCGGAAACAGATGAAAAGGAAGTTGTTACAAATCGTTACCTCACGATTGTCGATGTGGGTGGACGTTCCAATAAAGCAGACTTCTCTGTTGTTCTTGTGCTTGACCGTCTGTTTATGATTGATGGTGGCAAGCCTGTCGTAGTGGCACAATGGTACGGACATTGCGACATCGACCAGCTTGCGTGGAAAGCGGCACAAATAGCGGCTTTTTATGACAATTCACTCTTGGTGATAGAAAGCAACACCTTGGAAACGCATGACAAGGAGCGGCAGGTAGATGGCGACCAGTCACAGTTCATCCTTAATCAAATCAAAGAGATTTACCCTAATCTCTATGCACGTGGTCAGTCCGAAGAAGCCGTACGCGAGGGATTGCCTACCAAATACGGCTTCCATACCAATGTCTCAACCAAACCAATGATTATATCAACCTTAGTCAAGGTTATTCGTGAGAATTTATACACAGAACGTGACGAACGTTGCCTGGACGAATATTTGTGTTACGAGAAAAAACCGAACGGAGCTTTCGGAGCGATTACCGGTAAACATGATGACTTGCTAATGACAAGAGCCATAGGCTTGCATATATGTTTCTTTGAAATGGAAATTCCAAAGATTGTGCTTCGTATCGGACGATTTGTTATCAAAAAGAAAAAAGCTGTTTCAGCAGCTACAATATAAGTTTAACTATAAAAACAAGGAACAATGAACATTTTCAGAAAAATCAGAGCTTCGCTTCGTTTACGTGAAGCAGTCAGACAGGCAGACGAAAAACACAAAGAAACTGGAGAACGTTACTACGTTATGCCTGCCGGTGGGAAAAAAGGTCAACTTATCATTATGGATAGAAAGAATTTCCGTAAGTTGAAACAGAAAGGCTACATCAATCATAATACGTTTGTGGGCGACCTTGAACGCGAATGCTTCTACTGCACGACTTATGGAAACGGTTCAGCTATGCTTCCTTCTGCTGTTATTGCATTGAAACGAAAACAGTATTTCTCATGGCTTGATTCATTTTCAAATACCAAAGAGAATGGGAAAGTACGGAAACATTGACGGTATAGCCACACTGACCAACGACCCGCTCGCACTTGACAATATCAATAAGTTCAAAGTTGGGGACCGGGTAATATGCAACGATAATGGTGTCATTGGTACGGTCAAGGAATTGGATATTCCGAATGAAGCCTGTGTTGTTGATTTCGACAATGGAGAGGAAGATGTCTGGATAGAGAAATTCCAACTGTCCAAAGAATAATAATAATTAGACATGAGGGTGTGCCAAATATCTTCAGTTGATACACCCTCATACTTTATCCGCTAAACATGGGCTTGTTTGATTCTTTTCTCGTTGCCTCTTGACCAAATATCATCTTCGGTTTGGCCATATGTCGCAAGTTGCTCTATTTCTCTCTTTTGTTGTTCCTGCCAAGGCTCAAACTCTATAATATCTCTCATAAGCCATGAATCCCACCGTCCTCTGAAACAGATACCCCGGTCATCAAGGTACACATCGGCTATGATTTTTCCGCTTGCATGTTCAGGTTGATTCGGGTTCTCGTTTATATGGTCGTATGAAATATTGTTTTCTTCCAACCACTTTTCTAATTTTTCAGTTTTCTTGCGTGTCGTAAATATGATGATAGTCCACCCGTTTTTCTTTAGGGTGGCTGTACCTGTATCTGCGTTCGGTATTATCTGCCCGAATACATCTTCACCCTGCCAACCTTTGCTGTAGTCATGTATGACACCGTCAAAGTCTATACAAATAGTTTTCTGTTCCATGATGTCGTTAAATTAAAATTATTACCTCATTGCATTGTTCAGTTTGTTCACGGCCTGCATATTCGCTCCTTGCTGCGCTTGCGCCATCAGTTCGGGAGAAAGACCGTCGGGCACTTTGCCCTGCTCCAACTGTTCCTTCTGTGATTTGATACTTTGCAACAATTCATCTGCAAACGGGAAATCTCCATGCTCAAGCAGCTGCTCTACACTGATTGCCTGAGACTGGTACAACTGCATAAGCATATCGTTAGCAAGATGCCTGTATGCCGGTGTTGAAGTGCTTTCGGTAATGCTTAAATCAAATTCTACATCACGTATTTTCTTCGGGTCATATTCGATTTGTGCACCACTCTTACCTGCAATATTGAAAACACGTTTGCTATCATAAAACTGCTGCATATTCTTCACATCCTTATATGCTCCGTCCACTACAAAACAACTGAAGCATTCAAGCAGGTCGAGCAATGACTTCGTGGCGTTTTCTGTCTGTTGGTTATAGTGCGATGCACTTTCACCGGAATACCCGGGCTTTCCTTGTAATGCGCCCGTAACTCCCGATATATCTTCAAAAAATTTGAGTTGCATATTAAGCAGTTCCGCAATGCCTATATTTGTGGAATTATTGGCCACCTGTTCCGGCACTTTTCCGCTTTTGCTCGGCTTGTATACGATGACACCGTTAAATTCTGTCCAGCTCTCTGCAATATCGTCAATGCTCACACCATCAGGCAAGCAATCTTCGGGCATCATCAGCACGCCTTTGGCACTCGCCCGCATTATCCAGTCATAGAGGGTTATCAATCGGTTGGTATATCGCTGTTGGTCGATTACATCAGCAACGAATGAATGGATTTCACCATCAATGAACGGATATGCCTTGAAAACATATGGATGGCTTCCATGCTCGTAAGGCGTTTCCCCCTCCCTCAATATGTCGCCAAAAGGAGAAAGGTAATAGAAATACCAATAATCGTCCACAAACCAAGTAGCTTTTATCAACGGAACCTCATCTTCCGGCATACCGGCTTCCTTGGCCATACGCATACGTTCTTCATTTTCAGTAAGCACCACTTGTGCGTAATCTTCTTCGTCTATTTTGAAAATATCGCCGTTTTGGTAGTCATGGCAACGGTATCTCGGTTTTTGCTCCTTGCGCCATATCTCTATCACACGGCATCGTCCTGGTTCGCTTGTGAATAGAAAATCGTAGTTTTCCAAGCGGCTATACCCGAAACGCTCCGCGTATGTGGCTATGTAATCTTTCCTTGCCGCCCACTTGTAAATGTCACGCAATTGTCTGTATTCCTGCGGACTTGATGCGAACTGTTCACACAACTGTCCGAAAGAAATGTCGTGAACTTCTCCAAGCACGGAAACATCCCAACCTCTGAAATCTCTCATGTTGTTGTCGATAAAGAAATTATTGGGTTGCACATAGTCCGTCCAACAATCCTCTTTTCCATTACGCCAACCGTACGATTTACGGTGAACGATAAAACCGCTTATCAGGAACTCTTCCATAGTTCGGGCATATACATCGTTCATTCGGTTAAGCTGCATGTTGCATTGAAGTATCGTACTCATCGTTTCACCAAGTTTCTGTTCATCCCGATCACGTGCGGTACAGGTCGGTTCTTTACTTTGGCTTCGATACACGCCAAGCACGCTTCGCACAAGCCTACGGATAAGGTTGTTTTTCAAAGGCACGTTGCCTTGACTTTTAATGTATTCTTCCTCGCTCATGGATTTTCCGTCCACACAAATCATATCGTCCCATTGGAAACCATAGGTATAGCGTTTGTTTCGCTCCCGGTCTTTCCGAAAGTCGTCCATCTGGCTCCAATAGTATTGTGCTTCCATAAGAATGTCAAATGCCCTGCGGTCACCATAACGTTTTACAGAAACAACAGTATCTATCTCGGCGGCATCATTTCTTCCCGGAGCTATACGGCTCATTGGCAGCAATTTTCTTTCGCTTTTATTTATATGCATATTTTTATCATTTTAATGATTGCGCGGAACAAATATACTGCTCCGGGCAATCATCCTATGTTTAACTATTTACGGGTTTTGTTCATTTCTTCTATCATTTCCTTTTTGAGTTCATTCAATTCAGCCTCAATATTCTTACGTTCCTCATCATCAACTGTGTCATTCAGTTCATTATAGAGGTCGTCAATATCCCTACGATAATCCTCAAAAATTTCATACCGCTCGTATTCGGGTGAATTGTAAAGGAAATCAATCTTTTCCGCATAGTCAAATATGTCGTTGTCGGTATCTTCCTCATAGTGCTTTAATCGGGATTTCAATCGGTCATGCTCCTCTTTCAATCGGAAATACTCATTGTTCACAGCCCTGTACTCGGTGCGTTCGTCCCCGGCTTTGACCAGTCTGTTTACCAACAAGAAGCTGCGAGGGTCGTACTCTCGGTTGTCTGTAATGGTTTCTGCGGTCTTGCTCAATTTGTCGATTGTTCCGAACACGCCACCGAAATAACCGTTCAGCATATATTCAATCTTTGCCGGATTAAAGTCAATCGTTCCTTTTGTATATGGGTCTCCACCCGTAGCTTCATTCATGGCATTGGCCAATCCGACAATGTATTTATTTGCGCTCTTATACGCCTTTGTCCATTCGGGCATATCTTTGTTGTAAGGTGTGTCTTTATAAAGTGGCATACCCGTCCAACTCTTTTCTGCAACGTAGGCTTCCCACAAGGGTTTGTAGGCACTCGGTACAAAGGCATTCAATCCTCCGCCGCCCTCCAAGAAATCAATAGGTAATATCTGTGTAGCCTGTCCTGTTATGGCTTCGGCAATTTCTTCGCCTGTAAGATGTTCCTTTCCGTTAAGAACGGAAATCATCAGTTCGCCCATGCCGTAAACAGCCCTGTATTCTACCGGAAGAGGAATTGATACCCAACTGTTTCCTGCCCTGAAAAGAATATTGCTGCGCCTTACATATTCGGGAAGATTATAGTATGCGTTCTTGTCATCATCGTCATCATCATCGCCACCCAAGTAGGCAACAATGGCACCAAGAAGGAACATCGCCGCAATACCTGTAAAAGCTTTGGCAGGATGGCGTTTCATCTGTCGTCCAAAGTTTGCCGTACCTTGAATGGCTGCATTCCAAAACACATAGCCGCTACGACCAAGTCCCGATACCAATGCACTGGCATTACCAGCCTTTGTCTGCCCTGTACTGTCATAGAATTTTGCTCCGCTGCCTTTCTTGTTGAAGTTTACGCTTATCTCCTTTGCATCATAGATGGCTCTGTCAATGCTCCTGCCCATTTCGCGTGATGTCATGAAAGCGGCAAAACGGGCGCAGTTCTCAACGGCTCGGTTGTACTCATCGAAACGTTCGCCCAACAAGTCCCATGCTTTTTTTACAGGAATCTTGCCGTTCGATTTTTTCAGTTCCCTGCGTATGTCGTTCTTATGTTGTTCAATGTCCCGGATATTGGCATAGCCTGTTTCTCCTCCGTTCATCATGAACTGATGAAACATCGCTTCCGTCTTGTTACTCATGTCAAGTGTCCCTTTGCGGTGCTTAGCCAAGAGTTGCTTTATTCTTACAGGGTTGGCATACATATAATTACGATGAAAACGCAGTGCGTAGTTCGGGCTTTCCCTTATCCAAGTCATGGTATTGGTGTATAGCATATCTCGCATGAAGTTCGATACAATGAAGTCTGGGTTACGTGTGGTATAGAACGCACTCAACTGTCGGTTGATATTTTCTCCTGCACGGAGAATAGCTCCGATTGCCCCCGACATATCATTGTCGGGATTTGTCTGTCCGTTCAGTGCCTGTGCTGCGCGAGGATTGCCGTTAATGGTAATCACATAGTCCCTGCCGCCACGTTTCACTACAATTTGGTGCTGCCTCATATCCCGGCTTTCCACAATACGGTAAGGAATATTCACGGTATCCTTGCCGTGCTTGTACCGGTCAGGATATTGTTGCGCCAATGACTCCATTTTAGTTTCAAAGTCCAGCATCTTCCGTTCTACCACTTCGGGAGTATCTGTACTGTCTATGTTGTCAGGAAACACTGGCTTCCATTCGTCGGCCACCGTATCGTATTCTACCCAAATGTCGCTCACACTGACAAGGTCGCTCGAATGGTTGAGGGCGAAATTAAGGAAACGCTGTTTTACCAATTTGTTCCGGTTGCCCTGCATGATAGCACCTTCTGCCATTGATTGCAGGTTGGCAAACGGGTCATCCGCTTTCGACCTGCGTCCTTCCGCTTTCTTGATAGGAGCATTGAATGCACTTTGCTTGTGCGTCAGATATGCGTATGCTTCAGAACTGGTCTTTTCGTCAAAACCACGTAGTGGAATGTAAAAATCATACATATCTGAAATCTTGTCAAAGGTCGCTTTGCTCATCATACCACATTCGTATGACTTTGAAAGTATTGCTTTGCTCGCGGCATTGACTTTTTTCCAAAGGTCGGTAGTGTCGTGTGCCTGTTCGTAATCGTTAACCATTATCTGTGCTTCCGTTTCGGCATCAGTAATATTATCCATACCTGTAAGGGCTGTAAGTCCGGCATAGTCGGTTTGGTCTGCATCGGTTGCTCCGTTATTGATTGCTTCATTACGCATATATGTATTGCGTTCAAGTCCGTGTTTCGCCATCATGTAATCAGTCAATTCCTCACGCTCTGCCTCAGTCCTGGCAAGTTTGGCAACCTCATCAAGCATGGGCTTGAACAGGGTGTGGGCAAATGCATCGGCTTCGGCTTTGTTCACACTTGACAGACGGTTTTCTCCCAAGTATGCGTTTTCAAATCCGTCCACATCCTCAATGTTTGTTTCCTTGCCAAGGATTGCAGTCATGGCTTCTTTCAAGCCGAGCATACTGTCCTGTAATGCTTCCCGTGATTGGAACATACCGCTTTTTACACGCCTTTCATAACGGTCACGAGCCAACTCCCTTTCATGTATTTCCGGGTCACCGGTACGGTATAGTGCATCATCACTTTCTGCAACAGTCAGATGATGTGGGTCGGAAACCGCATAATTTCCGACTTTCAGTTCATACTGCTTTGCCACATCAGCGGCTTCTCCCAATATGTTTCTGTATCTGCCCGGTTCCGCAAGGTTCTCGTAACTGCGCCACAAGATGTAGCGAAGTTCGTTATCCGATAAAGTAACCCCTCTGAAATCCTCAAAGCCTATCTTATGAAGCATATTCAGGAAGAAATCCTTTATCTGTTGCCACCAACTTGCGTTGATGTTCTCAAATTCGGTATCTTCTGCAAGCGAAGCCAGATATTCTTCAGTAGCCTTATGGAAATCCCAACCGTTTTTTGCAGCCATATCTACAATGCGTCTGCGTATGTTCTCATCGGCATTGTTGAATACATTATCAAGGAATGTATCAAAATGTTCTCCGAACAACTGGCGCAAACCATAGTGCGCCACAGCCTCATGCAGCAGTGTCTGCTCAACATCAAACGTACTTGTATGGTTGGGAATGACAATGGTTATCTTCCCTGTACTCTTCGAGTAGAAGCCTTTTGCACGCTGCTTCTTTCCATCCAAGACGGAAGCATCAGTAACAACCTCCACATTGTCAAGATGCAGTTTCTCTGCAAGGCTTTCCACACGTTCTGCCATTCTTTGGCGTTCACGCCGTGCAAATTCCCTCCGCTGCTTTGCCGTTCTCCTTGACTGGCTGAGCTGTTTTGCTATCGGATCATTCTCATAACTGACTTCATCATCGGTATATGCACCATCACCTTCGCGTTTTAATTCATCATCTTCTTCTGAGGTAGAAATATTATTTGCCGTTTCTACAGTGGCATCCATTTCAGCATACTTGGCTTCCTTTTCCTCCAACTCTTTTTTCATCAGTTCGGCATATTCCTCTAACTGTGCTTTCGCCTGTGCCAATTCTTCTTCATACTCGAATGGCTTGCCCTCTCTTGACAGGAGTTCTTTCAATTCGGCTTCATTATGTTTTTTGCTTCGCTCTCCGGCACTCAATATCTCGGCAAAATCCTTTCCTGTAATCACATTGTCTGTAATATCCTCAACGGCATTGCGAAGCAGGTTTTGGCGTACCGGCACATCTTCAATGCCGAGTTCAAGACAAGAGTAGGTCATTCTACGCTCAACATCATTGAAAAGTGTTGCACCGTCACTCATGGTTTTCCTTGCCAGTTTTGTTGTGACCACAAATGAAAAATCGCCTATCTGTATAATCAGTTCCCGTTTTTGTTCTCCTGAAATCTCACCGTCTTTCATCTGCTTCATTTCGGCAAGGACACTCTTGTTGTATTCCTTGAAAAAATCATCCATTGTATCAACAGAAGTAAAGCGATGTTTGCCGATTACAATCTCCTTGAATTGTCCATCGGGGAATGACGAGCGTACTGCCTCCAAGTACCTGCCGTTGTCCTCAATGCGCTTTTCCGCATCCTTGATAAAGGCTTTCAGTCTTGGCTTGGCATTATGGATATAGGTTTGGTCTGTTTCCCATTGCTTTTTGCGGCTTGCATACTTGCGCACATTCTTTTCCGCATTGTTTTTCAGCATGGCATATTCACTGCCAGAGAGCTGCGCAACGGTATCGCCAAACACATCTTCTTCCTCTTCAAGCACACGGTTGGTCATGCTGTTGTTCATCATCTGCTTGCCGTTCATGATACTGTCGGCAATCGCTCCCTTTGTTTTCAAGCGTTGGTAGGCGGTAACATCCAAACTGTCCTCAACTCCGAAACGCAAGATGCGTACAGGCTTGTTCATGTCCTTATGCAAATTTCCCTGTCGCAAAATGCGTCCGTTGCGCTGGGTATAGTCCATAGGACGGTTGGGCGCATCCAAATGTATCAGCGTGTGCAGTCGTTCCTGAATGTTCACGCCTGTACCGAGCGTAAAGGTTGAACCGAGAATCACGCGAACCTCACCACGGTTTACCTTTTCAAAGATTTCAAGTTTCTTCTTGACAGTCATTCCCGACCTCATTACTACAATCTCATCAGCAGGAACTCCCTCTGCGATCAGTTTATTTCTGATGTCATCATAAAGATTGAAGCCGCTCTGCTTATTTTGATAATTGTCGGCAAAAATGGCAACCGTACCTTTGTAGTCGGCTGTTTCTTTCAGTGAGCGCAAAGTCTGGCGCACGGCTTCATTGGTCTTGCTGTTTTGGTCGTCCTCTGCATCTGACTGCACCAATCGGGCATCCACGGCAGCAGCTTTGGCAATACCGTACATCGTGAGCGGAATATGGCTGTTCTCTTTCTTCTCTTTGCCGCTCATCTGCTCATAATGTTCAAGTTCGCTCTTTACGAACTTCATGATACTACGCAATGCACGTGTCTGTGGCAGATAGAGGTCTTGTGCCTTTCCTCCCTCCATTTCAGGTATTTTGTCCTTTACGCCACCGGCTTCTTTGGTAAGGACAGTATCGGACACTCCAGACCATATACGCACCAGTTCGGGCAGGTTCACGTATCCGGCAAAGCGATTGTTCTCCTTGAACTTTCCGCTTGTGGTGAATTCCAACATTTGCTGAATGTTACCGAAGTTGCGTACAAAGTCATCAAAGTAATAGATACCGTATTCTTTCATTGTATCGGCAGGCATGAGATAGCGCATGAACGTCCAAATCTCTGCAGCGGTATTGCTGATAGGCGTACCTGTGGCAAAGATTACGTTTCGTCCGTTGTTCTTTTCTAAAACAGCCTGTGTTTTCAAGAATACGCCTTGTGATTTTTTGCTGTATGACGGGTCCACACCTTTCACTCCACGCTGCATGGCAGTGGCAAATCCAAGGTGCTTGTATTCGTGGGCTTCATCCACAAGCAGGGCATCAATGCCCATGTCGTCAAAGTTCTCCACATCGTCAGTACGGCGGTCAAGCATTTCCATTGCCTTGACTTCTGCATTCTGCAAGGCTACGGCACGTTTTTTCTCATCGTTGGCGGTGCGTTTCTTTGAAGCATTGTCTGCAAGTCCGGCAAGCTGTTCCTCCAACAATTCGATTTCACGTTCGGCTTGCCGGGTAATCATGTTCTTTCCGTCCGGGTCTTCCTCTTTCATCTGTTCAAGAATGAGCATCTTCTCCTCAATCTTGTCCTGCACGAAAGTCATTTCTCTTTCCTCGCTGTCGGGAATAAATTCAAAGGTCGATTGCGGAACGACAATCATATCCCAGTCATTGTAGCGTATCTTGGCATAGAAGTTCTTTCTGCCCTCCGCACTTCGGTCTGCCTCTTCGAGTGTCAGTATCTTGGCATTCGGGTACAGTTCCTTTGCACTTGCAACAAATTGACCGACGGTGGCATTCTGCACTACAATCATCGGTTTGCGGGCAGTACCTAAACGGCGCATTTCCATCGCTGTGGAAATAAGGGTAAAGGTTTTTCCTGTTCCTACCTCATGGGCAAGTAACAACGGTTGCTGTGTGCCTCTCACGATGGCTCTGCCTTGATGAGGACGCATCTTGAATTTGTGTGAAGCACCTCCAAAATACTCCGGCACAAACTCGTCCGGTATGCTCATAGGCACAAAGTTGTTGAACATATCGTTATAGATACGTTCCATACGTTCCGACATTTCCGGGTCGCTTTGCATCTTCTGCCTTGCCCAGTCCTTGAAATCTTGACGGATTTCATCAATCTTGGCGGCACAAGCCTGTGTCGCTTCTTTATCGGTAATTGTTTCTGTCGTGCCGTCATAGTGTTTCTTGGTGGTGGAAACTGTAATGCTTCTGTTCTGAATAGCGGCTTCTATAAGGGTGTGTCCCATGATGGTTCGACCGAGCATTTCACTGGTTACGCCCATGGCACGGTTCTTTTCGTAGTTGGTAAAATATGGCTCTTTCATAAACCAAGTACCGCCTACTGCTGTAAAACGGACATCTACTTCCGTTCGTTCCTTTACGAAATCTTCATATAGTTTCGGGGCAATCCAAGAACTGCCGAGGGTAAAGTCAATCAAGTGTGCAGGTATTTCCATTGGCATAACTTCCTGCAACGCCTTGATGTTGCGGTCAAATTCTCCATTCTCGTTGTTTTCCTCTGCCTGACGCAGTTTTTCACGGATATTTCCGCTCAAGTACTGATACGATGCTTCTATCTGTCGGCTTACAGGATTTTCGAAACCGTAGCCGTTCTCGATGATTTCTTTCTTCACCTCCCCGATACCTGTACCAAGTTGTTCAGCGATGTAAGGTATATCCACACGGCCGAATTTGAAGATACTTGCAATGATACCGTCCTTGACATTGGCAGGGGTGGGTTCTTTCTCTTTTTCAACGACACGTTTTCTGAATACATCGGTCTTGTCAAATTTCTGTATCCGATTTCCTTTTTCATCTGCCGTTTCTTCAAACTTTTCAAGGGCAAATACATTGGCATAGTCTACATCATTGCGGAGAAACGCAATGGCGGTGTTCTTGTTGAAGTGTCCGTATGTGCTGACAAAATCATCGTATGCCTTGTTGAGTTTGTCAAGCAAGGGTTTCAGCCCCTCATCGCTTTCATTCTCGGTCTGATAGGAAAGGACTTCTGCAAGGGCTTCCTTGATAGCGGTGTACGCCTCGAAACATTCCACTTTCGTATGCCCCTTTACCTTATTAGCATTTACTTCGAGGAGTTGTGCGCTTGCTGTCGAGTTGATGTACAGCTTTCCGTCTTTGACAAACACTTCGCCAATCTTCTTGCCGGGCATTGCATCAGTGATAACTTCTGTGTTACGCTCGCCAAATTCCTCCGCACGGAACGAGCGGACAAATTCAGCCAACATTTCTTCCTGCTTCTTATCCTGTTTAGGGTATAAGCCCTTGCTTGTCGGGCGGAATGTGTCGCCTTTCTCAAATGCAAAGTGCATTTCACCCGCCATGTTTTCGGGGTGTTCAATGAAATAGCGGTTGTAGTCCATCGAAAGCTGCTTGATGACCGGTGTTTCCTTGCCTTTTACCTTACGTGTTTCCCCGGTGTCATATTCAGCCATGCGCTCTCCGCTCACATCGCTTACATCAATGGCATGGGCAGACTTCTGTTCGTTCACACGCTTGCGAATAACAACGATGTCGGAGGTTACCCCTGTGCCACCGAAAGTCTTGTTGTGCATACGGAAAGCACCCACGAAATCTGCTCCTCCCTCGCTCACAATCCAATCACGGAGTTTCTTGCTGTTATCAAGCGTACCGTTGGATGTGATAAAGATACCCAAACCGCCCTCACGCAGTTTGCGCACATTCTTTGCAATACAGAAATCGTGTATGTTGTGGAATTTCTTCGACAGGTCTTTGTCGCCTGTGGTGTCGTTCACACGGAGTCCTGTAACGAAAGGAACATTGGTAATAGCCAAATCCACACTGCCGTTAGGTATGCGGGTCTGTTCAAAGCCCTGTATTTCCACTTTGGCATCAGGATAGAGGAGCGAGAGGATGCCTCCCGAAGTTCCGTCAATCTCTATGGCATGGATGTCACTACGCTCACTGATGTTTGTAGGCATCTGTCCCAAGATATTGCCGATACCGGCAGAACCTTCAAGAATGTTTCCACCATTGAAGCCCATTTGTTCGGCAATGTCCCAAAGCGTATCCACAACGTATGCCGGAGTGTAATAGGCACTATTTGCACTCATTACGGCCTCTTGATATGCCTTTTCACCAAGCAACTCACGGAGCTTCTTTGCAATGGGATTAGGAGCATACGATGTACCTTCGTTGAAAGCCTTGCCCAAGCCACCCCAGCCACTGAACTTGCGAAGAGTCTGCATCTGTTTTTCTGTAGCCCGTTCGCCGCTTTCAAGCAACTGTTTTGCCAGTTCGATAGCCTTGATATTGGCTTCGATACGGGCATCTACTGACGTCGGAGCGTGGTCTTTACCACGTTCCGAATGGTTGTTATGGGTATTCTTCTTCTCAGTTATGGCATCTGAAAGTCGAGGTCGCACAATCCTATTGACTGCATCGCTTGTTCTTTCTCCTTCGTTGTCAGTTCCTCTACCTGCTTGTTGTTCGCTTTCGCTACCTGTTTCAGTGCCTCTTGATAATCCTTGTCCGTGTCGATTACCGTTGGCTGACAATCCTTCGGAGCGTTCTGCATCAGTTCTCTGTAATCCATGTTCGTTGTTTTTATTGTTATCAATCAGATCGTCAAACAAGCCCAGTTCATTTGACTGCTGTGAATTTACTGCTTTTTTCTCATTCTTCTTACGTGCAGGGCGACTTTTTTTGATGCGTTCCTGTGCAATCTCTGCCTCTTGCTCCACCTCGGTCTCTCTTGTTACGGTTTCGGCGGTAGCAAGCGCATCAATACTTTTCTTATCGAAATTCGCCACATCGAATTGTTGTACCTCATCGTATGGAGTCATGTCTGCATCCAGTCCGTTCTCTGCCACCTCCGGCAAATCTCTCGCACCATTGTAAAATGCTTTAAGGTAAGGGCGTATGGCATCGCCCAAGTCTGCAATCATGGCCGTTGCATACTCGGCAAACTTACGTGAACCTTTCTCCAAATGGTAAACAGCCATCTCTGTTCCAATGGCAAGAATCTCAGGGTCTATACCTATATTCATTTGACCGAGCAACTTCTTACGCATACGCTCACGAAGTTCTGCATAACGCTCATCAGTAACAAGACGGTTACCACTCGCTTCAGTCTTTTTCTGCGAATTGTCTTGTTGTTGCTCACTCCGCATATCGTTGATAAGAGTTCGGACTTCATTAGCAAACTTATCTGCACTATCTTTAGTCAGGAAAATAATATTTCCTTCATGATAAACGTCTCCACCACGCTTCTCTCCTAAATCCATCACAGCCTGTTTTTCCGCATCAATCATCTTCATCAAAGTACGAACAGAATATCTGTTATCCATTTCCTTGTCAACAACGAAATCTGTCCTTTTGTCACGAATTTCATCCTTTGCCTTGCGATCAAGTTCTCGGGTCTTAATTTTATTTTCGAGCGAAATGCCAACTGCATCCAAAACTTCTTGCATACCGTTCTGAGGATTGCGAAGAATGTCTAACATTTCCTCTGGGCTGTTGGTTGTCTGACGAAAACGTGCATCACCAATAGGTATGGGACCGCTCACATCATCACGACTTAATGTAGTTTCCCCTGTTTCTTTATCAACAAAAACAGAGTATTGCCATATAGGAGTATATTCCTGCTTTTCCTCCTGCTTCGTGGCTTTCTGTTGTTGAGGTTCTGAAAACTGCACATTGCCGTCATTTACTTCTGACAAATCAGACAAAGACAAAGGTGGTTGTGATTGTGCATCGGTTGCATATTCTGCCAAGCGTTCAGCATCTTCCTTGCTCCGCATCATGAAGCCTTGCTTTTCCTTGTCCCACCAGCCTTTCAGTTGTTTGGCAAACATTGTGGTGTGCTTCCGAACAGTATCTCTTAATTTATTATTGAACTTCACAAGGTGCATATCCAACACCTTACCCCTTTTGGTGGTATATTGTGCCTGAGTAATGGTGTATGCAGCATCAGTCGGTGTTGTCGTTTCTTCATTGGAATTGTTTTGTTCCAATTTCCGCTGTTCAGTAAAGAGGTCGTTTATTTCGGAAATAATGCGGGCTTCCTCAAATATATCACTCTGACCATGTGCGGCTTCTTGTTCCTTGTGCAGTTCTTCAATGCGTGATTTGATTTCAGAAAGTCTGTCGACTTGTGTACTTGAACTCTGTTCCTCAACACTTTTGACTGATTTGTATTCAGCAAACGCTTTAGTCTTACGGTGGCTACTATCTATCCACTTCTCGAAATCCTCCAAGTTTACGGCAGTTACCACTGTCTTGTGATTATTTGCCCAGTCGCTGTCATAATTCGCGAAGTAAGCAGCCTCGGCATCGTCAGTCTCATTGAAACCAAGCATTACCTTATGCTCATCAAAGCTGCCGTCCTCATTATACTGGTCCACCACGAACACCCTGCGTCCGTTCCACCCGTCAATATCGTCAGAGAGGAACACGTCTATGTGGTCTCCATCCACGCCCTCCGTGCCACGAATGTAGCCGTAGGTGTTCTGCATGATCGTTTCCCACTTGTTGCCCTCTGTGTCTATTCCACTACGAACGGATCCTTTCGGGTTCTCAATGGTGATATTGAATGTACCAACCTGCACATGACCTTTCTTATAATTGCCTGCTTCTTTCTGTTTCTCCGTAGGAGTAGTATCGGTTTCTTTCTCTGCCACTGCAACAGCATTGGCTAAAGACAAAGATGCATCAATATAATTAAGAACATCCAATAAATCTCCGAATGTTTGACCGTCATACTCATAAGCGCTACCTATATAATTACCTTTCGTATCAGGTGCATCAACTTTTATAACTTTATGAGTACCATCAACAATAATTGTCTGTTTATAAGTATCGCCATACTTTCCGCTTTCAATCCAATCATCTTCTTGAACTTCAATACGTCTTGCTATTTTTGCACTAAGTTGATTGTCAGTATCATCAGAAAACAGCATTTCTTCTTGTGATAAAGAAGATTCTATTTCGCTTTGTCCACCAATGCTTTCAGTTCTTCCTGTATCATCAGTTGTCCCATTTCTGTTCTCAACTCGTTCTCTTGGCGCAAGAGTTCCATTGCTTCCTTGCTGCCCTCGTTGGCTTGTTGCAGTATCGCCAACCAATACATTGCTTCGTTGTTGTCCATTGTAATCTAAATTAAATGTTTCTTTAATAGCCTGTACGAGCGTCCGAGGGGTATTGTCCGGTTGTTCGAACAGAGTTTCTTCCTGTGTACCTTGTATAAGGTCATAAATCTTGCCGAATGTATTTTGAATGAAGCTTTGGCTTTCACCTTTATACATTGCGGCCAAATGCAGGACAAAGTTACTGAATTTATCAGCAGGGAGATAACTTTCCCCAGTGACATCATCCATTTGATACTGGCGTTTCCAACTTTCTACGGCAGTACGTGCTTCCTTGAAGTTCTTTGCCTCTGCAAACATTTTATCTTGGGACAAAGCATAGTAAGCACGAACGGAATTCTGTATCTCATCTACCATTCGTTCACTGTTCGGACTATCATAATCACGAAAAGCAGTGGCAAGAATAGCTTTTTGTGCTTTTACCGGTAATACGTTGAACATTTCCTCCAACCGTGTACTACCGTCCTTGAATATGCTTTGATACATGATACCACGCAAATCATTCTTGGATTCGGGAGTCAAGTTACCCTTGCTGTCAAACGCACTCTTGTATTGTGTGGGAGTAATGAAACCTCTTTGGCTCATCCATTTCAAAACATTAGCACCATTGGAATCCACAAGTCCGGCAAATGACATTTCATCATCCGAAGTCCTAAGCAGCAAGTTGGCAAACGAACGCATTTCGGCTCCCATGCGCTGCAAGGCGTTTTTAGGTTTGATGCGTTCAACACCTCCACTTTCTGTGTCCTGTGCCACATACTGGCCAAGACGGATAGCCTCTGCATCGTCCACATCAACCATGTTCACAAGGACAGGATGCTCCATAGCCTCAATGTCTTCTGCTTGTAATCCAAATTCTTCCGCATGGTCTTTCAGATACTGCTTGTAAAGAGCCGCCTGTTCCGGATGGTTCTCCCACATGATACGAAGTGCGTCACTTCGGTTATTGCCCTGTATGGCTTCGCCCCGTGCGTTCACGGTAGGTGCGCCTGTATAGGCGGTAACAGAAGATGTGATTTCTTCGGGGCGTATGTTTCCGGCAATCTTTCGTGCAGACAATACACTTGCCTCGTCATTCCGTTCTTTTGGCTGCGCTTCGTCAATAAAGTGCAGAGGGTTGCGCACGCCTTGAATATGGCTCGGTTGCAACAAGTTTACATCAATCACGGCTACACGACCACCTACAATGGCATCATCACTGAATTTTACGGATACCTCCTTTCCCTGCAATGCCTGTACAGGCTCTTGTCTGTCTATCTTATGACCGTTCATGCGTCTGTAACCTCTTGCCCGTGCATCCTGCGGCTTGTCGTCCACCATGTCCGGCACTCCGTTCAGGGCTTCACGCTCGATGCGTTCCGCTTCCTCACGTTCGGCACGTAACTTTTCTTCTTCTGCCTTTCGCAATGCGGCTGCTTCATCGGCAATACGTCTGCGTTCATCATCCGCTTCCATTTTTCTGCGTTTGGCGGTACCGGCTATCTTCTGCCAAACGAGCAATTCCTGTTTGGCTGCATCAATCG